GTCGGTCTCACAGATGGCAGAACGGTTAGGAACCAAAGGATTAACAACTGGGGAAACAGCTAACGGAGCAGCAGGCACTATTGACATTGGCACTTCATTCAATTTTGGCGCTTTCGTGTCGACGGGCCTGCGTGGGGGAAGTCCTGTGGGCCTACGAACAGTGGAACGGAAACGAGGGGTGGAGTTTGCAACAGCGTTACTTTCTTGGGTCTTGTTGATATCCGAGACCAACTCGGTAACAGTAAACGGATCCAGGTTGACAGTTTGTATGGGATCCCGCAACTGAACGGGACTGTTCACGCTAGTGCCAGTGGTGGGCGGTGCAGTCTCTTGGCATCTATATCAGCCCATCAAATTGGTTTTGGCCCATTAACTAGCGCCCCATGGCAGAGGGTGGATTTTAAGCGGTGACCTTTTTCCGCCACACATTCTCAGACATCATCCACACCGGGGAACACCCCCCGGGGAACGAACTCACTGCCACTGGAATCGAGGGTTCCAGTGGCCAACGACAACCCATCGTAGTATCGCTCAAGCTGCACCTGCTCGTCAGGGGTAATACCCCAAGCAAGGTAGAAGCTCGCCCTACTCTCAGGGCTAGGCTCACAGGAGGTGCGCCTCCCGCGCAATCCAACCTCACGCATGAACCATGGCAATATCTCATCAGACATACCAAAGTGTTTGGATCGCTTATTCCTAGAACTATACCACGTGGGACAGCCAGACCTCCTATAGCAGTTGTAAAAAGAGTTGAAAATCGGCAACCCTCCAGCAAGTGCTATGCCACCAGTACCAACCGCATGCATCCACGCCGAATAAGTAACAAATTGGTCAGGATGCTTTAAATAGACACTATCCTTAGCAATAGCGGTGAGAGGATTCCTACACATAGTGTAGCGAGAACCATCAAACACCGGTCGACATTGGCAAAACTCTATGTGTTCAAACTCATACGATGGCTCCTCAATAGCCATGTTGAACCCCATTTCCCAAAACCAGTCAAAAAGCCCAGTGCTGAACCGAGAGAGATCGCGTTGTTCTAGGAACACAACGCAATCATCTCCATTGTTGGCGAGCTGGACATCAACGCCCACATGGCCTGCATACGCATGAATCATCATGCACATCAAGATGCAGTTGCCAAGTGATGTGTTCATGTCACCACTCATCCTGGTGCCATCCTTGGTGTAAGCAATGGAACCATCAGCAACATAACCCTTGCACTTATTGTAAAGCTGGTATTTGAGAATGTTTTGCAATTTGCGCTTGTCTATTTTCCGCGGAAGCAAGCTGCGTACACAGAGTGTTCAAATTTGAGCGCTTCTAAGGAGACATGCTGGTCAAACCGGGAAGCATCCAACCCAATAGCAACTGGGTTGTTGAAATGGTCCCATTTTTCATGGAGCACTGAAGCTGTGCGATCAGTGTCCATCCCTTTCATCACAGTAGGGTGGCCGAACATCTTTCCGAGCGCTTTAAAAATCCTCTCCTCAATAGGCTTGAGATAGCGACCCAATTGAATGTTATATTTAGGGTCTCGGGGGGATATCACTCTGGGCACAGGATCTTCCTTGGTGGTCCTGTCTGTCTTCTCGTATTTCACGAACACCG